AACGTGGTGCCGTTGGTGGACTCCACCGTCAGCACGAACGACACGCCATCCTCCAGGTACAGCACCCAGTCGAGCGGCGAGCCGGTCAGGACGTAGAGGTAGCCGTCGGCGGTGTTGCGGTAGACCGCGTTCTGGAGCCACTTGCTTCCCAGTTGCGTCTGCGTCGGAGCACTGGAGAAGGCGCCCACGAAGTTCAGGTTGGGCACCAGTTGCGATGCCGCAAGGTCGGAGAGGCTGACGTTGTTGCCGTCGACAGTCAGGTATGCGCTGTTGCCGATGAAGCCGTTGGCACCGAAGACGACGGAGCCGTCCTCGGCCTTGACGTTCAAGCCCCGGGAGTCGACGTCGGCGGCGACCACATCCTTCGTGTAGGCCGTGCCGTTCCAGCGATACAGCTTGCCCGTGCCGATCAGGAAGATGGTGTTGGTGGACTTGGTGGTTGGGACCGTGGAGCCCGCTACCTGCGTTACCGGCTCATACCCTGGCGCGAAGACTCCAGCGGTGATGGCGTCGCTCGCCAACTTGCTTGTGGACACCGATCCATTGGCGAGGTTGGCCGCTTCGACGATCAGCGGCCCGAGGTCGACGTTGCCGATCTTGCCCGTGGTGGCGCTGACCCCGTTCGTGCCCTGGTACGGCCCGGTGACGTCGGCCTGCGAGCGGAACCGAATCCAGTAGTAGTACTGAACCCCCGTCTGCCCGATGGCGTCGCTGTAGAAGCGTGTGTCACTGGTGCCGACCAGCACGGCGTTGCCGATGACGTTGGTCGAGGAGCGCCAGATCTCCGCGTACGCATGGTTGCCGTACGACCACTGACTCCACTCCAGGGTGATGACCGCAATGCCGGCAGAGGCGCTCAGCCCCGCAGGCTGCGGCGGAGGAGTGAGGTCCGGCTCGGGCACGGCCCCACCCCCAGAGCCCAGCCCGGGCGCAGGCGAGATGACGACGGAACCAGGGCCGCCGCCTCGACCGACCACCGCGACGCCGATCAGGCCACCGCCTTGGAGCTCGCGGAGCGTGACGTTGGAGTCCAGCGGGTCCCCGACGCGCCCCTCGCGCACATCAATCGTCGACTTCAGGGCCGCGACGACATCCTTGATGTTGTCGTTGCGGAGGTCTGGGATTGCGGGGACAAGGGTTTCGCGTTTCATGCGGCCTTCAGCTCAGCGGCGCTGGTGGCGAGGTTGACCTCAGAAACCTCGGACGAGGCGTCAATTTCAAACTCCCAGTCAAGGGCTCGGAAGCCGCCTGGCAGGGCGAAGTGGTTGTTGTCGCTGATGGTCTTGGTGACCTTCAGTGCACCGTCGGCATACACCCGCAATACCACCGGGTAGGAGGCTGCCCGCACTTGGCCAACGGCCATACTTTGCGGCCACGGCAATCGGAACACCTTGCTGCGCCAGGTTGCCGTCACCGGGCCGCCGCGGTCAAAGCGCACGACGTTGCTGCCCTGCGCGAGGTAGAGCGTGTCCGTGGATGGGTCGTAGTAGCCGCCCGAGAACTGGGTGGAGGAGTTGAGGTTGCAGGTGGTGAGCACCGCTCCCTGGCCGCTCAGATCGAGGATCAGCAGCCCCCTGGAGGTGCCGGTGCTGTAGACCAGGTGGATGCGGCCGTTGTAGAGGTAGCTGTCCATGGAGGATGGCACGTAGGCCTGCCACTGGTCGCGCGAGAACAGGCCCTTGGTGATGACGTCGACCCCTGCGCCCAGCGACACCAGGCCGTCGGGCGAGGCGTAGATCACGCCGTCTCCGGTTTCGATGATCGAGCGCTTGGACACGCAGGCCTGCGGCACCTCGAGGCGAGTGGGGGTCATCGCTGCGGGATCGACGCCCTGAATCAGGAACGGGTAGGCGGTGGTGAGCACGGCCACGGTCTGGCCGAAGGTGGCGATGCCCACGATGTCGAAGTCGATGGTGTATTTGTGAGGCCAAGCGTGTGGCAGGTTGGGCTCGCTGAAGTGCACCGTGCGCCCAGCAAAGCCGACGGCGGCCCCGTTGGCCATCACGCGCAGGCCCTTGAGGTCGGCCGGGGGCGCCCCCCAACCCTCGCTGGGTAGCAACTCGCCCAGGTTCGCCTGAGCCACGGTGTCGACGTAGCTGGACTGAGCCACGGGCACTTCGGCCACGTACTGAAACTGCGCCGTGTTGCCGACAGTGGATGAGCGATAAATGCGCTTGAGCGAGATGTTGTAGTTGCCGGTCGGGGCACCAGGCAAGGAGACGGTAACCGCGGCGGTAGCGTCCAGCGCAACCACGGCAGAGGCGCCCGAGGGCGGACCCTCTTCACCATAGGCCGAGACGTACGTGACAACGTAGGTCCGGCTCTCGGGCTTCACATTGGAGGCCGCAGCGGTGTAGCCGGTGATGGCCGGCGCAGATGGCGCGGGCAGCCCAAGCAGGTAGTGGGCGCCCGGGTAGGAGCTGCCCGAGAGGATGAGCGAGTTGGGGGCGTAGCGCGGCGCGTTGATGCCATTCGTCCAGTACAGCCGGTCCCACTGGTCGCCGGGGATGGGCGAGCGCATGACATCGGTATCGTCGGCGAACTCGAGCCAGTAGTTGCCCTCAGTGGCGCTGGTGCCGTAGCGGAAGATGGTCCTCGGCGCGACCAGTGCGGTGGCCTTCAGCGTGGTCGTGCCGCGCAGGGACTCCATCGAGCCGGAGACCAGGCGCACGTTCTGCGCCACCTGGGCATCGCCGTCACCCAGCAGGCGCGGCTTGACAACAGGCTTCAGGCCATTGAAGACCCCAACGGAGAGGCGCGTCATTGCGGATCCAGGAAGGTGGGCTCAGAGCACGCGCTGACCGCGGAAGTAGGCGTGGCCTTCGATGACCTCGCACAGCTCCGGCGGCAGCAGGCGGCCGTTCTCGAACGTCAGCACGGCGAAGCCGCTGCACCACGGCGTCGGGTTGCCCTCGAGGTAGGTGTACTGGTCGCCGCCCGGGTCGGACAGCGTGCCGGTGTCGACCCCGTAGCGGCGGCCGCGGTAGTCGCCCCAAGGTGTGATGCACAGGCGGTGCAGGTGCCCGGTGACGATCGAGGTCCCGGACTTGAGCGTGTTGTTGTAGGCGGCATGGATGCCGTTGTGGTAGCGGTGCTTGACCATCACGTCGCCGTTGACCATCAGCGACCAGCCGTGCTCCCAGCCGCGAAAGTAGTCCCACAGCGTCAAGCCCGGCATGTTGGAGAGCTCGGGCGCGTTGACCGCGATGTAGCGGTGCAGCCGCGAGTCGTGGTTGCCAATGGTCCAGAAGCGCTCCGCGCCCTTGCCGGCCTTCTCGACCTCCGCCATGCGCTCGCGCACAGCGTCGAGCTCATTCTGCGCGGACGGCAGGCTCATGGTGCCGGTGTACATCGGCTCGTGCCGGTTGATGCGCGCGCCGTCGTAGATGTCGCCGTTGGCGATCACCATCTTGGGCTTGAGCGACTTGCACAGCTCGAGCAGGGCGAGGTGAGCCGTGGTCGGTTCGCCGGGCCAGTAGTGGGCGTCACTGAACACGATGGCCACGCCGTTGGCCAGCGAGGTCTCCAGGCGGTGACGGTTGGCAGGCACCACCGTACTGGCAGTGCGCGGGTCGCGCCAGGCCACCAAGTTCACGCCGTAGCGGTTCTCGATGTATCTGCGTCGGGCGTGCACGTTGCGCACATGGACACCGAGCTCAACGGCAACTGCCTGTGGACTGCCGTGCCTCTTGAAGCACTCCATGAACTCGACGTCGTTGGTGGCTGCCTTCATGTGCTGCTTTCTGCCGGCAATAGTTGCCGACTATTCAAGAAAAAGCCCGCCGAAGCGCGCTTGGTGCGGGGCGGGCCTTAGGCGGTTGGCTCAGCCTTTGGGTCAGGGGTTTACATATAAGCCTTCGACGAGAACAACGAGCGCAACAAGTGATAACTTATTGTAGCGTCGGCGTCGCCCCATGCAACCGGATGTTGGCGCTCATCCCTCAAGATATTCGCCGGCTCGGCGCGAGTCGGGCTCGTGGGCTGTGTAACTCGATCCGGGCCGGCGAAGTTGGACAGCGTGCCGCTGGTTACGCGGGCTTGATCCTTTTCGTCATGACCTTTTCGCCATGAGAAGTCCTTCAGCGGTAGCCGTAGCGCACCGGCCGCACGCGCACGCTGCCTGCGACCTTGTCATGGGCGATGAACACCTTGGCCTTGGTGACGCCCTCGTTGAAGAAGGCCTGGTTGAAGGCGGCCAGCTGCGGATTGCTCCAAGCCTTGCCTGGCATCTGCATCAGGCGCGCCTTGGCGCCGGCCAGGACTTCGTCGAGGTAGACGTCGACGAGGAACTGGGGGAGGTCGGCGCCGAACTGGCTGGGTGCGTACAGCGCGCGGATGGTGATCGTCTGACCGTTGGCCCCGAACGGGATCGGGTAGACCCGAACCGTCGACCAGTCCTGCGGGCAGTTGTAGTAGGCCGGGTCAGAGCCCTTGGCCTCCTGCCAGTTGGGGATCAGCTCCTGCAGCCGCTCCATGGTGACCGGCACGAGCTCGCGGTTGACCATCCAGATGGACTTGACGGTCACCACCTGGGCGCCGGCCGGCGCAACCAGGTCGTACTCGTTGACGTTGTCCTCGACCGGGATCGGGTCCTGGATCTCGTTCCAGACCCCGGTCTCGCGGCAGAAGTCGTTGGCCGCCCGCATGATCGACTGGGTGGCCAGGGCATCCGGCACCCCAGGCACCTCCGGCAGGAGGTAGGGCAGCAGCTGCGTTGGCGTCATGGCTTAGGGCGCCGGCGGCTGGTTGACGGGCACCGTCGGGTTGAACGGCAGGCTGCGCAGGTTCGGGTTGACGCCGGTCAGCGCGGCCACCTGGGCGTTGATGCTGCCCGTGAAGAGCTGCGTTGCCGCGGCCGCCTGGTTGGCGTTGTTGGCGAACTCGGCGTCCTTCATGTAGGCGCGGGCCAGGATGTAGTTGACGAGGTCGTCGGTGTAGCGGTCGTCCACCGAGATCTTGGTGGTGTCAGCGCCGTCCATGCCGTAGCTGCCGCCGGTGCTGATCTCGACCGGGCTCGCCAGGTAGGAGAGCTCAACCCACACGTTGGGCGATGCGGGAACGCCGGGCGAGACGTAGAAGACCTTCGGGGTCCGAGG